TCCCGCCAAAAACAAAATGGCAGGCAGCACAATAAAAGCCAGCATCACCGCGCCCCCAAAATATCCCCAGCCAGATCGGCCAGCACATTGCCGTCGCCATCCGTCAAAATTTCACTCACCGGCGCCGCGTCCCCAATCCACATCAACCGCCCAGAATTGGCATTCATGGTGGTCAGAACCGCTAACGCCGGCGTCTGAACCTGCGAAACACCAGCATCATACAGCACGCGAAACGTAATCGTTCGTTTCCACATGTCATCGCGGTTTGGGGTGTCGTCGTCACGCTCATCTACACTAAAAATCCTAGCCTGCGTGCCGTCCGGCAACCCTATATAGCGCGTCAAACTGCCGTCTGGTCGCTGTATAGCATCCAAGCCGTAGACTAACCGCGTCAGTGCCGCGCGCCGCAATGGTCCGTCGCCAGACATGCCGCTGGCCGGCGTGGCGATAATGATCACCTGGACCAGCGTTTCTTTTTCGCCCGTTCGCCAAAAAACTGTTTGGTCACATACCACGTTCACGGCGGTAATTGCCGGGGCAGTCAGCACCAATCCGCTCGCCAGGCCGCCCGGTATCGCCGCGGCGAATGCTTGGCAAACACTGGCAGCCGTATCCTGTGCTCCGCACCGATACGCATAGCATACGCCACCGGCTGTAACGCCCGCAATCGTTCCAATCCCAGCCAAACCGCCCCACGTCACCGCGCCGGCCGCCAGTGATGCCAAAAGCTGCGGCACATTACCGCTTGTCTGAATCCATTCAGGCGCCAAACGGTTCACAGATCGCACCGCGCCGGCAACCCGCACAACCGCCAAATTGGAAATAAAATTCTGCAAGTCCGCCTCCATCTCGGTGGAGGACGGCTCGGAAATTCCCAGCCGCGTTTGAATCGACAAAGGCGCCATATTCTGCACCCCCAGCCAAGGGGCGCTACACGTCGCCACTGCGCCGGCAAGATAACTTTGCCCCGGAAACAACACGGCGGCCAAGGCGTTGCATACGCCCTGTTCCACATCATCCACCGTTGCCATATTACGCTCCCGCGCGAATTGCCGTAATCTGCCAGCCATTATTGGAAAGCGCCGACCCTTGCACAGTCCAGGTGATCGCCTGCGTCTCACTGGTCGTCAGTTCATCGCCGCGTATCACTTGCCCCGGCATAGTCGCCGGCAACAAAATCTGCGCGTTTGGCATTTCAATGCTGCCTGGCAGGTGCAAATCAGGTGGCGAGCGCCGCTCAGCCACCGTAATCCAGCCCGGCCATCCCGTGGCCACCGGCGCGGCGACCTTCACGCCGCGCCGGAACTCGGGACCGGGCGCCGCAACGCCCATCCGAGACCATGAAAAAATTTCGTTGCAAAGAACCAAGCGAACCATACCAGCCAGCGGCACCAGCTCAGCCACAAATAATGTATCGCCCTGGCCAACCAGGTAATCGCCAGCCAGAAAATTTGTGGGGTCAAATGTGGCAAACCTGTCAGACTTTCCCCAATCAGATGATTGTGGTTGCAGGCTTTTTGATGTCGAAATATAGGCATTCACCGTGCCAAGCAAATTACCGGCCACAATCGGCGCCCCGCTACCCTGCGGCCGATACCACGAATAGGGAAAGCCGGCCGCATTGCCGGCTTTCCCTAGCCCGTAATTCACCTTGGCCGCTATTGTCGCGCCGGATACCATCCCTAAACCACCATCCCCACAGTATTTCCGCCACCCTTTAGATCAGGCCCAGGCGGCACACCAATGAACCCACACATCCGCCGCCGCCAGCTATCAAACAACCTGGCCCGGTCCTGAACTTCATCCTTGTTGTGCGTCCACACTGCGGCTTTGTCTGTATCCAGATTGGCACCAGCGCCCGGCACCGCCGATTCCAGAACGTATAGTGTGGAAAGATACTGCCGCACGATCTGGTTTTCAGCCGGCGCCATGTTGTTCAGCCGATATTCCAGTAATCCATATGCCTGGAAAAACCGCCAGCCCTGAAACCCCGTCGCGCCGGCGCCGTAGGATGGATACCCGCAGAACCGGCGCACTTGCGCTTTTTCGTCGTCAGTGAACGCCGTATTCACATACTGGTCGCTCGGAGATACCGGCGTGACAGTCCCGCTCATCGCCGCCCCCGATTAATACGCGGTTCCGTTCCCGCTGGTGAAATAAACCGAACCCGTGCCGCTCGCGAGAATAACGGCCATCTGCGTCACATACGGACCGGCCGAGAACAATTGGCGGCCGCCAGCGGGTATCGGAACCCCACTCGCCGCCGTCGCCACAGCCCCCGTCACCACAAACGCCGTTGCGGCGCTGGCATTGAACACCAGAACGGAATCCGCCGGCGCAATCGTGGCCACGGCGGAAGTCGTGCTGGCCGCCACAGTCACAACGCCAATAGGCTCGAACGGCTGCACCAAACCTGTTGCCATTTTACACCGCCGTTATGGGCGCACCCGCGCCGTTGAGATAAGCCAGAAGCGCGGTATCAAGCGGATACCCAACGCCAGGACGGAATACCAGCAAGTTCCCATTAAATGGGCATTGCCACTCCGTTGCAAACACATACTCTGCGGCACTACCGCTCGGCAGCAAAGTCTTCTCCAGTGCCGGCGATCCCTCGCTCATATCGCCAGCCACCACACCCTCAGTGGTGGCTGGCTGATCTAGCGGCAGCACCGTCACATTATCGATTATTCCGCTCATGCTTAATTATCCCACACCACATCTTTGTCCGTTGCGGAAATAGCGTTTTTTAATGGTGTCTCGACAATATAGCGCTGCTCTTGGCGATATGTCAGATGGCATCCATTATACACAAAATTAAATGTCTCCATCGCCACGAACGTATGCGATCCAGACACCTGCACGGCGGGCGCCGGCGGCGCACCCGCCTTCGCCGCCGTCTGCATCCCGGTTGTCGAGGTTTTCGCCACCACGACTAACCGATATGCTCAATTACAACGGCGCGCTTGTAAACCGCGCTATTGGCGGTCGGAAGTGTGGTCGGCGTGGTGGTCACGTCAGAAGGTGCACAGAAACCACCAATCCAGTACCAGGATTGCGCGATGATCTGTTGCAAACGATCAATCGGTTCGCGCGTCACCATCGCCACCCCATCCACCACACTGATGATGGAATCTTTCGGCGCCACATCCTCCGCAGCAATGCCATCAAAGTCAGCCTCTAGGATGGCGCCCTGCCCGCAGATGATCGGACGGCGCACAAAAAGCCCGCTAAGGGTCGGGTGCGCCTGTACCGGAGCCTCGGTGGTCCACACGAACCGCAGCCCCAGGAAGTCAACCACCGCGCCATTCTTGAATGCAGCATTGGTGCCGGTAGCGCCCTGATAAAGTTGCTTGAAATCAGGGTCAGCAAACAATTCACGGGCAGAAACCGGGTCCATATAGGCATTGTAAGCGCCATCTATGGTCGGCACGCCATTGGCACGCAGCGATGCCACGGCGTCCAGAAGATTTCCCATCGTCAGCGTGTCGCTTTGCTGCAACAGCGATGTGTTGCCGCGGCCGTTAGGGCGCTTGATGGTGGAAGCATTCGCCGCCACCACACTGTTCCCAGCCGTCGCATCCGCCACGAGAACGGTGGCGCTAAAGGTCAAAGTGCCAGAAATGCCACCGAATGCGGTGGAAATATTCGTGCCATCCGCCGTCGCACCTTGCAGTGTGTAGGTGTTGGAGCCCACGATCACGGAAACGGTGTTGGAGCTGCTCACCGGCTGCATCGTCGGGCTGGGGGAGCCGCTGCTGAGAATCTGAGCGGCCGAGGTAAACCCCGTGGTGCTAGGAGCGTACTGGAAACCGCGAATATCATCCACGTGGATGGTGACATTCGGCGATCCCAGGGTGGTAATCACGCGGGTATTGCCGCCCATATAGGGGGCAAACAATGCATTGCGTGCCAATTCATCCAGGGTGCGCCGGGCCTGCTCGCCGTTCACATAGGCGTTCTGCAAGAACTGATTCGCGATACCAACCCGGCTCGTGACCATATTCAAATCTTCGGTGGCCGCATACATGTTGATGGCTACGGAATACTGCTCCACCGACCAGTTGGTTGAGGTCAAACCGTTATCCAGGTTGGTATTGGCGCTAGCGGTGAGCGGCGTGGTGGCTGTGCCCTTCAAACCAGCGCGAGTCTTGGTGATGATCTCACCAATACCATTTGGAAAATTCTCCCGATCTGCAATCGAGCGATACGCCAACTCTGAAACCAACGCCTGCTCAAACTGATGTTCGAGAAAGCCTTGCTGAATAATCGGCTGCAAGGAAGCCGGGAAATTTTGAATGCCCATCTACAAAAACCTCATGTTTTGCTGCCCGTGCGGGACCAGCGGAAAAACGGGCTGCCGGCCCGCACGGTTTACTTGGCGCGCAAACGCGCTGAATTAACGCCCATGGCACGCAACGCGGCGGCGCGCTCTTCAGGGGTCATGGCACTCGCCATTTTGTTGGCGGGCGTCGTGGCCGCGGGGGCGGCGGCGGCGGCTGTCGTGGTAGAAGCGGCGCTACCTGTTTTAAAAAGGTGCGGCTTGGCTTTCTTCAAGCCCTCCACCAGATCAGCAACATTGCTGACGCCATCCTCTATTTTCACATCGGCCATGTTCAACAAAGCCAGCACGTCACCGGCATCCACCGCGCCGGCCAGCTTAGCCGCCTCTTTCACGGCGGCATTGCGGGAAGCGGAAATCGCCTTTTCAGCCGCCTCGCCCGCCTTCGCCTCCGCGGCGGCCAGGCGCTCCCCCAAACTCTTCACTTCCGCCAAGGTGGTTTCCCCAGCCTTCAAAACACCGGCCAGAAATTGCTTCATCTCCGGGTCAGCGGCGCCAGCCAAGCGCTTGGAAAGCTCATCAACCTTTGCCGCCAGAGCGGCATCAGCCGCCGGCGCAGGGGCGGGCGGCGTTACATTTTCAGTCATCTATCGTCCTTATTTTGATGTGGAGTTATCAAGACCTTCTCGACAAGTAATTCACTTATGCCATTTTCCAGGGCCGCCTTTATCGTCGCCACCCCAATAAAACAGTAAAACGCACAGCGCTAACACATCCAAAACCAAAATGTTCACAGCAATAGGATCAACCATTAACCATCTCCTTCGCCTGCGTTTGTGCATGTTGCGCCGCCAAGCGAGCGTCCGCCGCTTTCTCGTCGGCCTCAATCAGCAACAATTCCACCGCAACATCCTCCACGTCATTATCCGCTGCCATTTTGGCAACGGCGGTCCGCCGCGCAATCAAACCGTTCTTCACCAAGACAGCAAATGCATTAGCTTCCTGAAACTTCTCATCATACGTGGGCGGGAAAAATCTCGGCCAAACAAGAGAAAGTCCTTTCTCCGGAAGATTGGAAACCTCCACGTCGCCTATCTTCAAGCCCATCTTGGCGGAAGCTCGGCACACGAGCTTTATAAGTTCAAGCAACCCGTACTGCCCGTAGGTTATGCGCAGCCTATCAGCCAACCAAATCAATCCCTGGTTCATCACCTCAAGCGCCCGGCCGCTCTGTGCGCCATTCAACTTATCAACATTCGTGCGGTTGCCGTGGATGGATTCCATCGCCACCTCACGCAACGCCCGCACATATTCCACCACCGCGGCGGCAGCCGTCCCGCTAATCTCAAGCAATTTCGCATCGCCGTCTTTCGAGACCACAATAGCCTCAGACGCCGACCTAACAAACTCCCCGTTTTCACCAACAGCCGGCTCTTTAATCAAAAGAGTCGGATCAGAAGCATATTTCAGCCCGCGACCCGCCTGGCTAAACTGATAATCCATTTCCATAACGGTGGAAATCGCCGCCTCAAAGGTGCATACGCCATCGGCGTGGGTGCCCCCCGGCAAGTTATTGATCCACACCATAGGCACGAAACCAAGCCCGTGTTGAACCGTGCGAGCGCTATCAACCACCGGGATGGCATCATTGCGCGCCGCCGCCACCGCCAGTGGAAGATACCA